ATGTTGGACGTATCTTCGATTTGTTCTTCGATTGCCATTAGTATTCTCCTAGCATCAGGGGCCTCAAGTAGCCTTTCACCTTGAAAGGGGTATCGGGTAGCCCGTAATAATTAATGTCATGTAGTTATTGGTTGTGACATTAAACTATTCCTAACAGGAATTTCTTCATTAATACCATCTATTTTCATTGTTTTATTTAGTAGCGTATTTAGATCAGGCAAGGTATTTTGTTTTTTTCTTGAGTCTTCATCTGTACTTCCAGCTTCTTTTCCTGCCTCTACACCTGCATCTATTGTATCTTCTATATTACCAGGAACTGTTTCAGAAAAATCAACTACATCTTGTGCAATTCCAGATAGTTGCTCTCCTATTGTACCTGATATATCTAATCCAAATACCTCTCCTACACCTAATCCTTCTCTTCCTGTAGCTGCATTTACAATATTACCTACTGCTAAAGTAGCTGCAATAGCTGGACTTGTTTTACTAAGCAATCCTGCTAGTGCGTTTGTTGCTGCTACCGTTGTTGGGTTAGCTGTTTGAAAGCCTTTTTCTAATTGTGCATTTATACCTAATTGTGCAGCAGTAGGATTGTTTGCTACTCTTGCATCTATTGCCTGATCAACTTGTGTATCTACAGGGGTATCAGTACTAAATTCATTTACTCCTGTATATCCCATAGATGTTGCTGCTCTTGCTGTTCCAATAGGATTATCTGCACCTTGTTTTTCTGCTAGATCTGCAATAGCAACTTCAACTGCTGTTAAACCTGAAACATCCAAACCTGATTTTAAAGAAGCATCTGGGCCAGCAAATCCTGTAGGATTACCTGCTACATCATCAGGTACATTTCCTTCTGGACCTGACATACTCCTACCAGCATCTTTCCCTTGAATGTCAGTTATATCTTGCATACTAGCTGTACCCATTCCTGTTTCGTCATCTGCTTCATCATTATCATCGTCATCGTTCTCATCATTATTCTCATCATTATTTTCATCGTTACCTACATCACCACCATCACCTAACTTTAATATATCTTTATTCTTACCATCAAAATCTACCTCTATTACATTATCTTCAAACAACTCCATTTGTTTGTCCATGTCTTCATCATCATCATCCTCTTCTTCTGACGCATCATCTTGCATTGCCTGTATATCTATTTCTACAACTTCTATTTGTGGAGCTTCTGGCTCATCTGTTTCTACAGGTTCGCCATCTTCATCTACCATGTGTAATCTACCGTCCTGTTGCATAGACATAAGACCACACTTTGCCATCATACGCATTTCTTCTAAATGCTTTAGACCCCAGTATCGCACAACATCAGCAGGTATTACATACTCACCCTCTGATAGCATCACAGGTATATCGTCAGCTACCTCTTCTTCAAGAGAGCCAAATGGTGCTTCGTTCTCCTCAGACTCGTTGTCGTAGTTCATCATTTGATTGTTCTCCAAGGTTTAAATCTGACATTTGACTGTCAATATCTAACTCATCTTCGGTTGTGTCTAGATACAAGGGCATATCACTTGCACCACCTGCCTCACTTCTATCTCTTGAGTACTGGTCTGCTTCCTCTACAGTATTAAATCGTGGAAATTCAAGACTAGGGTTTCGTGCCTCAAAGTCCATCGCTGCAACAAATGCATCTTGCCCACCTAATTCTTGCGGTATATTTGTTTCTTTGTCTTTAAATATTGTTGGGTGCAATACAACTGTTCCATCTTCTAATGTAGAAGACGTAGACTTTTCTGTTGCTTCTCTAGTTATGGGCGTAGTATCTAATTCTGTTTGAGGCAGTTCTTCTCGTATAGACTCTCCCTGATCTAACGGTACAAACTTTTGTAAAGGTTCTATTTCTATTTCTTGATCTTTTTCTTTCGGTGGTGCAAGTTGTGCTAGTAGTAAGGGAGCAGGAACATAAGATGCAAGTACATTTAAATCTAACTTTTCAAACAAAGCAGATCGCGCCTTGTCTATTTTATTAGGATTTTTTTCACTGTAGTATATAGGTTTAATTGTAGTAATAAACTCATCAGGTACGCCTACTCTAAATATATCTTTAACTTTTTTACTACTTTCTTTAACTACTTCTTTTGCTTGTATTGGTGGAAGTGTAACTGTAGCAAAAGGCAATCTACTACTTTTTAATTTATTAATACTACTTATTCCATGACCTATGGTTGTTGTAACCTCATCTGCAACTGGAAAACTTAAAAATGCATCTTTAGGATCTGTTATACCTTCATTTAATCTAGTTAAAAATTTATTAACACCAAACCCATTGATTTCTGATGTTGTCCAACCTGATATTTTTCCTGAATCAAAAAAAGTTTCTTTATACCATTCCTCACCAAAGTGATCTTTATACTGTTGTTTACCTATAGGATTATTAGGGCCATACGTAAATTTTTTATACCTAGTGCCTTTTTTTATTTCTAAATCACCACTAATATTTCCAACTGTTTTTAAACTATTATCAGTGTAAATATTTGTACTATTTATATTCATACTAGGATTAAACATTACGGCTTCTATTTTTTTCATAACCTGTCTACCATAGGCATTATGAAATATTAAAGAGGTATAACCTTGAACTACATGAAGTTTGTCATTAGGAGTTTTACCATAATTTGCTGAAAGAGATTTTTGAACATTCTCATATGTTTTTAATAATTCTTTAAAATCAGGATTTTGAGGAAGTACTATACTTTCTACACTATTAGGTACGTGTATATCTATAGATTTTCCAAGAGTTAAAAATTGAGTAGGTATACTTCCTGGGGGAAGGGGAAAGTTTGGTTGGGCTGCTGTTACTATTGCTTGTTTTAATTGTCTTTTTGTTAGCAGTACGTGGCTTTTTGAAGCAACTCCATCATCAAAAACAAATGCATTATTGTACATAGGACCAGAATACAAACCTCCTGCCCCTCTTCCATACGCATCTAAATCTTTTTGATAAGACGGTCCAACAACCGATGGATCACCTTTATTAACACCTAAAAAGTTTTTTAAAACATACTTTCTAGTTCCGCGAGGATCAAGCATCTGAGATATTTGTTTATCTACATTACTTTCTTTTAGTTTTTCATTTATTTCACCAACAGTTTCCCTGTCAAATTGACCTGCTGGTGTATTTCCTGAAACTACATTTGTAGGTTTACCTAGTTTTTTTGCCATTCTAAGAGACAATATTTTTTCTCTTATACTTGATATCTCAGCAGGTTTAGATTTAACATATGGAAACTGTAATATTTCATTATATACTTTGCTTTTTTCTGCTAATGTTTTTGTATCTTCAAATAACTCTTTAAATAGATCATCTTCTTCTATTAATTTTATTCTGTCTTTTAGTGGAAGTGTATTAAAATAATCTTCTGCTATTCTATTTTTATTGCGTATACTTTGTGTTTTAGTATCAGGTAAAACAGCCTTAACTTCTTCACTAAGCGGTGGCATTATTTTATCTTTGTCTGATAATAATTTTTGTTCTGGAAAATCTTTTTGTGGAATGTCTGTGACAGTTACAACTCCTCTTTGTGGAGTTCCAAAGTCTTGTTCAAATCTAGTAGCACCTCCTGTAGGATCAAATCCCATTTTTTCTGCCATTACTTCAGGTACATTTTTTTGTTTCTCTATAATTCTTTGTATTTTTTTATTTGGTTTATTTTTAACAGGGTCAAAAACTACTTTAGTAACATCGTCACTATTAGGATCTATTACAGTATCTTTAGTTTCTTTAGTCTGTATGTATTTATTAATAAGTATAGGCTCTTCTAATCCCTCACTTAAAAGATTTATTCTTTCTACTATAGTGTCTACTAGTTTATCTGCTTTATTTATGGTCGCAAAATCACTAGGATTTTCTAATGCTGTAGCTATATTTAAATATGATTCTTCTGCAATTTCTTGTAGAGCCATATCGTTTGATTTTAAATTAACTAATGCATTTTCTACACCCCTCATGTATCCAATAGGGTCTTTTTTGTATGCGTCACGAAATACTTCTGTAGCCTGTTTGTTATCACCACTAGTAAACGAAGCCCACTGAGGCATAGGGTCTTTTTCAAAATCTTTTGGACCGCCTTGCGCTCTAAATTCCATAGAACCACCAGCATCATTTTGCACTAGAATGGTCCTACCTCCAGGATTTACAGACAAAGTTATATTGTCTTTTTCTAACCCAACAGTATCCCAATCTTTCATTACTGTAGCGGTAGCGTGTAATCTTCCTATATCTTCTGATGACACCTCATTTGCATTGTATGGTTTAAGATCTTCGATAAACTCAGATACTAAAAACGTCCTCTCTTCTCCATCTATTTTACCAAACATCACTTTTACTTCTGGAGTTTTAATACCTGCTATTTGATAGGCGCGAGATGTTATTGCTTCTTGCGCAGCTTGTTCTATGTTCTTAGGATATTTTGCTATATATTTTATTCCTGTGGAAACATCCTCTATCATGGCTCCTTCTGTAGAACCACCTGGTTTTTTACCTACTACTTTAAATGTTGGGATATCTGGTGCGCTAGGTGTAGTTGTTTTTTCTGTAGATTCTATCTTATCCTCTTCTAGTTTTATCTTAGCATCGTCTATTTGTTGTTGTATTTCTTTTGCTTTTTTATCAAATTCTTTTTTAAATTCAGGATCTGGCTCATCTATCTTTGCTTCTTGTTTATTTACTATAGTAGCAAAATCTAAATCATCTGCTTGTGCTAAAGGTAAACCATCTTCTATAGATTTCATTAACTTATCTACTGTTTCTTTTTCTATATTTGAAGATGTAGGTAAATTAAACTTCTCTTGCACTGCAAGTTTTTTCTCTGCATCTGTAAGTACTTCTTCTGTCTGTTTATCTACAGGAGGTTTTTCTGCTTCTACTACAGTAGTTCCTATAGGCTCTTCGTCTGTGGGTTTTGGCTCAACAGCTTTGTCTAAATTTTCTGAAACTTCTGGTGATAATTTTTCTTTTACGACTTCATATTTATCTGCTGTATCTTCTCCTTTAACTTTTGCAGATGCCATTTTACGCATGGTGTTTAGTTTTATAACACCTCTAACTGCACTCTCTGAAAGACCCAAAGCTATTAATGTTTCTATTCCGTTATTAACACGGTTTTCAAATTCTGTATTCTTAGGATTAGTAGCAAGTATTCTACCTAAAGTTTCTAGTGCCTCTATGTTATTTTCTTTAGATATTTCTTCTACAAAATTAAAAAAGTTTTCTTCGTCTGGTGACATACCGCCAAAACCAACTAGCGCATCTGCTGTTGCTGTTGCTACTATGGGCCTAAAGCCTAAACTTACTTGGAATATTCTTGCAAAACCTATAGCAGGAACTGCAAAACTAACCATTTCACCACCTGCCGTTCCTAATTTTCCTATAGTTTCCATCAAACGTCTGCCCCCTGCATCTTCTTCTGGGGCCTGTTCACTAGCAAATTTTAAGAACTTACCTGATACACTTTTGCTAAGAGTATCTACATACTCCTGATCTAATGCACCTACAAGTGACGCAAAGTTTCCTCCTATCTTTCCTAAACCGTGAAGTAATCCAAAAGCTATAGATGTAGGAACCATGTAAATAGAGTTAAGGGTAGCCTCTAACGAAACAACTTGCGGTACTTTGTCTTCTTCCGTATTTAGCTCTGTTAAAGTTTGTGCTATATTATATAATGGAGATCCCTCTGAAGATCTTCTTAGTCGGTCTTCTCTTCTAAGACGTTCTAAAGCTGATTCTAAATTACGGCGTGGTTCTTTAGCCATTTATTTTTTATTCCCATCATTTATAACATTGGCCTTTAGCTTTAGTAACTGATCTAATATAGATATCTGGCCTTGATACCTGTGTATTTCTACAGGAGCATCTGCATATGAAAGATTAGCAACAGCCCTTTCTCTCATGTAATCTATGTGCTTTTCTAATTCTTCATATCGAGGATGCGTAACTATATCCCGTAATTTTTTGTACTCCATTATTGTAATAATCCTGGAGGTAATCCTGCGTTAGGTGGTGGTTCTTGCATCTGTTGTTGTGGAGGTGCTTGTTGTGGTGCTTGTTGTGGGTTACCTGAGAACTGTGGTTCTCCTGGTACTGGTACTCCTCCTACACCTATGTTACCATTACCTGCACCTGTCATGTCCATCTCGCCCTGTTGTGGTTGCCCTTGCTGTTGTTGTTGCATTAAGTATGTTTGCCTCAACATTTCTTCTGGCGTATTAGTAACTTTGTTAGGATCTAGCATCATCGACTTAGCTATCTCTCGTATTATGTAAGGGAACTTAGCAAACGGTGCAAGTACAGGATTACTAGTTATCTGCAAGAAAGACATAAGACGTTGTGATCGTACCTCGTTTTGCATTAAACTTTCTAGTCCTCTAGCCTTAACTTCTAGATCACCTTTTATATCTTTGTTGTAGTTAAACTGCATATTGAATGCAAACATTGCCTGACCTAATGGACGTAGCATATAGTCATCAAAGTTTTTAACAACTGTTTTTATAGAACCTGCTGCGGCCCCCATTAACATAGAGATACCAGCTGCCGTCCTACCTACACCCGTAACACCTGTTTGCCCATGTGAAAATGATGGTATGCCCGTTGACTCATCTGCTAACACTCTAGCCTTGTCAAACAACTGCATATTTTCACTACTTACATTAGGAAACTTAGTGCCAAATATAGCCTGTCCAGGCGCACCTCCCTGTCTTCTAAATACTTTTCCTGGGTATACTGTAAGATCCTGTCCTGGAGTTAGGTTTGTCTCATCAACTTCTATTAGTAAATTACCTGACAGGACTGCGTTATCTACTGCCATACGCATGAAACCATTCATTAGTGTCTGTGTATCGTCCATGTTTTCACCAACGCCAATGCCAAAGAAAGCATATGGGTTTACTTCATACGGAACAGCGCAGTATGGTATGCGCTTTGGTAGGAATGGGTTGACCACAAACCGTAGCACTTCGCCATTACATATCCACACGTTTACCTGTAGTTCATTTACGTCTTCGTATTCTTCTGGTATTTCTATGCCAGACTCTTCTACAAGCTCCCTGTCCATTACACCCCAATATTCTAGGGCTTCGTATCTGTATGTGTCGTATCCACGGGAACTTTCTTCGTCTTGAGAATCGAGTAGGCTAGACTCCCACCACTTAATGTTGTAGTTCTGCCCTATATCTATTGCCTCTGCAATTGCTTCTTCTCTAAAGAAAGGTCTAGTTCGTAGATTTCTTAATTGTGTTTTAGTAAGTTTGTGACGCTCTATTACGTAGTCACATTCTTCCATGCTAGACGCATCAGGATCAGGGTAGAAGTTCCAAGCAGAAACATACGATACTTTAGGAACTGTCTTAATTGTTGGATCATACTCACCATCATCATTCCAGTTTGCATATTCTTTAGTTGTAGCAAACGGCCCTTTGAGTACACCAGTGCCAAACAAAGCACATTCAAACGCAGTGTTTCTTAGATGCATACTAGCGTCAGATTCTTCTAGCTGATCTTTTATCTGCTTCTCCATCATCTTTGCAGCTACCATTGCAGGATGAAAATTGACAGCAGATTGCGTTATGCCAAAACCCTCTTTAAGAATATCTACGTCTTTTAATATATCTTTTAGTGGTCCTAACTTTTCTGTCAGGTCATTTAGTTCTGTAGCACCAGCAGGTAAAACTTTACCATCACCCTCGTACCCGTATAGATCTTTTGGCATCTCGCCAACATCTACATCTTTAGGTTCGTTAGGATCAAAGTTTACAGTTTCTGCTACGCCCTCTGGTAAAGTTGTTGGCTCAATAGATAGAGGAAACTCATTGTTAGCAAGTAGTACATCTACTAATTGACTATACGCTGCTAACACTTTTGTCTTTGTTACTTTTATAAATACGCGAGACTTTTCTGCCTCAGTAAACTGTACATCAGGAGAGTATATGCCCCTATAGTTTTTGTATGCACGTATCCAGTTTGACTCTTCCTGATACTTTGCATCTTCTGCCCTAGAAAATAATTTGTATATGTGGTCAGTTATACCAGAAGCATCTTCATTTTCTTGGCTACCATCTTCTAAATAAGAACTGGTGCTATCTTCTAAAAAGTCTGTTTCGTCAGCCATACTTTACCTTCTCTTAATATCCAAATACTGCATCAGCAGGTTTAAATGCCTCTTTACCTGATGTTGAAGGATCTAAATCAAATATGTTTCTAGGCACTGGTCTAGATTGTATTCCGTATCTTAGTGCATCGTATAGGTGGTCTTCTGAATGTGTATCTATATCTTCTGGGTTTCTTTTATCTAGTGGTAAGATAGGTAATTGTGCAATTAGATTTGTACACGTATTAAATATCTGTATCCCAGGCATATCAGTATCTTCGTCTACACGTAGTAGTCTGTGTACTTCGTTCTTACCACTCACTCTACTACCTCTACTTCTATCTGATGGCCTAAACTTACAACCTTCTAGTATCATTTGCTCCGCTAGGCTAGGGCCTGTATCCCCTCTTTTATGCCAACAAGAAGAGTCTAGAACCCCATACGCCATTTTACCATCTTGACTTTCTAAATTCAATATTATTCTAGCCAACTCTACTGCTAGGACTTTTCTTACGTACAACTCCCTGTACACAACCAACGTATCATCTGGCGTAACAGCAAACCAAAGAACAGCAGAATAAGAACCATAACCATAGTCACACGCCCTAAATTTTCTCCACCCACTAGGTAAATCATACGGCTCTATTACGTGGGTCTTTCTGTCAAACTCTGTAAACGCAGCACCCTCTGCAATATCCCAACTTCCGTATAGTAATTGTTTTCTTTGTACCTCTGGCAGAGACAACAACATTGTTTCATAGTCACCTGTGTTATATAGATATGGATTATCTTTTAAACTAGCAGGTATAAATCTTCTTTGAAATAATGGCTCTCCTGCTCTATTGTGACCTTTCGGGTACTTTAGTACCTCCTTTGTTTCAGGATCTCTAGCCCAAAACGATTTATTTGGGGTTGCTGGATCTATAAACATCTTTTTAACCCATGAATGTCCTGGCCCTCCTGGGTTTGTAGTAGCTCTCATATATACATCTATCTCAGGGTTTGTTGACCTCAATCTCGACCTGAGATAATCCCACGGAAACGATGTAGGATACTGCGTAAGCTCATCGAAACCCACGTACGAAAAGCTCTGACCTTGGTAACGCAATACGTCTTTATCCTGTTCCAAGTACGTGAGCCAAATTCTCGCACCCGAAGGGAAAGTCCATTGGCTTTTTCTTTCAGACCATTTGGCCCCACGATAAAACTTCGGATATAGTTCAGTAGATTTGTGAATAAGTTCCCTAAGTTCGTCATTTGTTCTCCTAAGTATAAGTGCGCTATGATCAGGATACTGACAGTATCTTAGTGGGTCTATTAATAGCGCAAAACTTTTACCTCCCCCTGCAGCACCACCATACAATACCTCTCGCTCTGGTGCATTTATAAAACTTTCTTGTGGACCTTTGTTTATTTGTATTCTATTAGGATCATATTCTTGTTCTACAAGTTCTTCAACCTTGGGAGGATAAGAGTCCGTTTGCCCATTCGGTGTCGATTCTATCGCCTCTTTGTTCAACTGAAGCGTAGAGGATTTTTTCTTGGATGCTCTTTTCCTTTTCGGCGTACTCTTTCGCTTTGGAGGCATAATGTCTGTACGATTGGACTGCATTCTGTCTATCTCTTTCTTTTTTTATTAATTTGTGTAGTGCCTGATAGGTTATAGTCCTTCCTGTTTTAGCAGATAACCATCTAGAAACTTCTCTATAACTACACGTTTTTAAATATTCTTTAGCCTCAAGTAATGCATCTAATTGTTCCTGTATAGGTAACAGTATAGTATTGTCATTTGGATCAGCCTTATATCCAAACGGTATTTGTCGGCTCTTTCTTACAACGGGCCTCCAAGTGTTTTCAGTCGCTATTTGTTCCATCTTCACCCTCTTCATACTTTGGCTTTGCCTTTGGTGGGAACATTATCATACTTGCTGGTTCAGCCTGTACTGTTATTCTTTCAGTTTTAACTATGCCCGTTCTATCTAGAATTTCACGGGCTGCTGATATCCTATCCCGATTACCTAAAGCGGTAGGGTCAGTTAGTACGCCTGTCATTGCCATTGCTGCCATAGGCCCATTAGACGCTAGATACATTTGCGTCCTATCTATTATCTCGTTCTGTAGTGTTTGTAGTACGGTACTAGTCTTAGTGTTTTCGCTATACCCTGCAATCTTCATAGCAGTTCGTATGTTGCCATTGGCATCGTCAAACAAGCAGTCTAAGAATGCACTCTGTCTATCTGTTAGTTCTTTTGCCATTAGATTTTCTAGCTTTCTTCTGTTTATACTCTTGTGTGAGTCTAGCTATCCGTTGCTTCTGAGCCTTAGATAATCCTCCACCACCCTTCATACCAAGTGGCTTCTTAAATTTAGTGGTCGCGCCCGATCTAGCGGTCATGCCCCCCATACGCAAGTCGGGTCTACCTGCTGGATATTCTATGCCCCCTTCGCCCTGTCCAAATTCTGGATCGTCATCGGGTATGTCTTCAAATTTTATTCTACGACCAACTATTTTACTTACAAGTTTTTCTAAGACATTCATTTCTTCGTCTGTAGGATCTTTGTCTAAAGCATCAGGTTTAGTCCTATTATTTTTTATTTCTTTAGCAATTTTTTCTTTGTCAATTGTAGGCATTTTTTTCTTTTTAGTAAGAGAAGGTATAGTAGCATTACTAAATGGAGGAGGTCCTACTTCTATTCCTTTACGAAACGGCTCAATTTTATCAGAAGATAGTTTCTTACCAAAAGACATAGCAGGTCTATTTTTTTCTAATCTAGCAGCCCTAGATTTTAAATCACTTATTTGTCTTTCTAATTGTTCTTTTTTAGGTCGTATGTTCGTAGAATTTAATTCTAGTTCTAGCTCAAGTATTTTAGCCATTATTTTTTCGTAAGTCATATTGACACTTTCTAAGATAACAAATAAAAAGACAGGGCATTCGCACCAATGAGGACTACGAACAACCCTGCCGTACCCTACCGTCTGTCCAAACCTAGACCACAACAAACCTCGCAAGAATCCGCATAGCTAGGTTGGCTGGTCTTCCCCCTCTACTTCCTCTTCAGATGTCAGTATGCCCTTACTATTGGTATAACCCTCTTCACGCAATAGCCTACATACTTCGCCCAACTTCAAATTACGAGATGGAAACAATTCTCGCAATCTTACCCAGATATAGTATTGATCGCTAGTTGGTAGAGACAATGGGTCAACTAAAAACCCCTGCTCTAATACGGCGTAGAACCGTTCTAGTAAATACTTACCTGAATCTGAATATAGTTGTATGGATTTGTCTTTGTTTGTCAAGTTATTTTTTTTCATTAGACTGCCTTTTTTACTTGACGAACTCCTCTTTATGTGTTATAACATTCGTTATCGAATAGGGAGGGGTAAATATATACCCTAACTCGCAAGTAATAATACTATATTTAATATTCCGCGATATGTCAACGTTTTGTGTGTAGGCCGTGTGTGGGTCTGATAATATGCGACAAAGTGGTTGACACTCTATTTTCCATATCCGTTGCACACTTCATATATATCGTACCACATGGGGGTGGTGGCCCCTGCCCGTATGCGTTAAGGCCAAAATATGCCTTTATCGCGTGTAATTATGGCGCATTTTACGCAATGTAGGCCATGTATTGTCTTATTTTGTGCGTTATTGGGTGCTTATGCCCTATGTTTTACGCGATAGGGTGTCGGTTTTCTAGCGCAACGGTCCAAAAGTGCTTAAAAAAAACATAACCCCCCTGGTCGATATACCGGCACTGGAAACCTTTTTTTATTTTTTATTTGATTAATAGATAAAATTAGATTACGGTTTGCATATCTTAACCAATCGCGAAGGAGTAAAAAGCGATGATGACAGAAAACAAAGTAGCCAAGATACTGGGCAAAAAGCGGATGGATATTGTGGAGGAAGTTTTTATCCAGAATTATTCCCCGACTGATTTCCTTGTTGATGTAGTTTTGAAAGAGGGCTATTACTTTGATGGCCACTTCTCGACAAGTTGCATCCAGTCTTTTGAACAAGGCACTGAAACACTAGCCAATTACTGGTCCGATTTCATTAGCTACTTTGATCACTGGAAACATGACCCTGTCTTCTATGCTGAGAAGCAGGGCCAGCACGGTTACTGGTAAACTTTAATGGGGGGTTTATTCCCCCCACTTTATTGGAGATACAAACATGACCCATACAAACTATTACGACCAAGACAGTTCTTTCATTACAGCTAGTAAAGAGTATCCAGTGATTGCGTATTATTCCAAGTGGGCCAATGACTGGCCGGATGTATTCGCAGACGCTATTGAGGCAGAGATGCCTTTTGATGAGTATGTTTTGTGGATGTTACATCTGGAAAGAATTGATGTGCAAAACGGCACTTTAGAAATTGAGGAAACCGAACTATTAAAGCGTACGACTTATTCGGGATAACTTAACGGGGGGTTTATTCCCCCCTTCTTTTTCATAGGAGATATGAACAATGCTTAGAAGAGATAATATGATCCGTCACAAACTAGAAGTTGATGCAGATTGTTTAGAGCGCAACGGTGTTTCGTATAAAGATCAATTACTGGATGCCTTAGAGAAGAATGCAAAACTTGAACAGGCCACAGAAGCCTATAGACGGGAATGCTTACGTTTATTGAGCGGTCAGAAATCTTTAGAAACGATAGTGAAGGCGATATCAAGATGATTATTGAAACAATGCACGATCTATTTTTATCTCACGGTCATATCATAGCACTATCATTTACGGTTATTGCTGTATGGCTGTTTTGTAATATCCATAAAGATCTATAAAACTTACTTAAACTATTAGCCCCCCTTGCTGTATTGCTTGGGGGGTTTTTTTATTGGCAATGGAAACGACTGTATTAATTGCCATTGTCTATCTATCTCTTTTAATTTTTCTTCTCTGGTCATCTAATGTTTTGTCTTCCTTGTTTTTCCGTTCTTTTTTACTGCCTCAATAATAATATCAGACGTTTCAAAATTATAACATACCATGCACGTTTTGCACTGCTGGCCCGTGCAATTTTGTTCTTCTATTTTATGATCACTCCATACATTATTAAATACTTTGTGAAAATATTCTGGAATATCTTTTTGATATTTTACTTTATTAATAATGGGGTTGGAATAAATCAAAATAATATTATCGGGCGTTGTCATTTTCTTGGCAACGGATCTAACAATAGGTATTCGCTTAGTCCATATTGCAATTTTACAGTGGGGATTTTTTAAGGCCAAGTTATATATATTAATTAGATGTGTATCGTTTATTAGTTCGCCGTGGCCGTCAATTCTTAAATATGCGTCTAGTAAAAAAGGTAATCTATCATCATCTAAAATAGAACTAGATAAAAGATTACTGTTGTCTTGTAATGCCGGTTGCATATTTTTACGGTAACCGTCTAAACTTTCATGTGAATAACATCTAGTACAGATTACGTTATCTTTACCACTATTATATTGTGCGATGCAGAATTCATTTGTGACCGTGTTCGTATTGATGGCCCGTAAACTATCTAATTTACCAGTCATTTTTGAAATATGGATTTGATTAGGATCTCTTGGCATTTTGTATTGCTCCAGTAGATATGTTTAAAAGTAATTAGATTTTAATATCACATATTATTATATATAGCAAATAGTTTTTTATATATATTTTACCCCCAGCCAATTAGTGAATGTAGTTTACCAGCAAAAAACACGCCCGTCAAATTAAAAAAAAATAAAATAATTTATTGACAATCTAATTTGGTTATGCAATAAGGTGTTATGTTCAATAAAAAAATAAGGAAAACAAATATGACTTCAACAACTGCACTTAAATCTAAAGTAAGTTTTGCTCACGATGGTGATTACCAATCACTTGATGTAGATGCTGTATCATATCTTAATGTTACTACTGAGCCTACTTTAGTACCTACCAAAAAATATATTGTTAACTCAGAAACTGGTGAACATTTAGATATTGTTGGAAACAAATATAAAGTAACACAACATAAAGATTTCTTTACGGGTGTTCGTAAATCAATTCCGTATCAATTAGGTACGCCTATGATACGGGCGTATACTTCGCGTAGTGGTTTATGGCATCTAGAAAACTATACTTTTAAAGAAGTATCAGGCGTTGTTCATTCTTTACTGGGTGGTAAAACCAATTACTCTTTACAAGTATTGGCATGGCGGTCATTAGATGGTCGCACTTCTAACAATGTGACAACATCTATTATTAGTAGCTGGTGTATGAATGAAAACTTGTACGGTGTACAGGATGGCAGTGAACATCATCGCGCTAAAAATACAAAAAACTATAATCTATCTGAGTATCTCCGCGACATTAGCGAGAATGCTATAGTTTTTAAAAGGGTAATTGATGAACAACAACGACTAGCTAATGCTGTAATAAGTGAAAGTGCTAGGGAAACTTTAATAAAAGCAATCATACCCCAAGATCGTATTAATGGTCGTATGATCGAACTAGCTAATGATAATTCCGAATACTGGGGCAACACATTAGCCAGTGTATCAAATGCTTTTACAAACTATGCTACCTACGCTGATGATAGGAATGGTTTTTCACTCAACAGTACGGGTGGTAATCTTGACAACAAGGTTGAAAGATTGTTTGATAGGAAGTTTCAAGTTAGGGATTGGATGCAGTCTACGCCGTGGCTTGATGCTGTATCTAATAGCCCCCAGTATTCTAATGAATTACTTGTAGCATAATGGATAGGATAAAACCTATCAATCCTGTAGCGAGGGCGGTTGCGTATGACCGCCCCCGTAAACAGATAGTAAAACCCAAGAAGGGTAAAGGCTCATACGACAGAAAACAAACTAACAATAACAATGACAACACAAAAAGGAAAAACAAATATGACTTCTTTATTTAACACTGACTATGCTGAGATTAAGGTAACACAAACCATGCTCGACAAGCACATCATAGACGCTAACAAAAGTGTAATTAAATTGTTTGATAAAACATATGACATTATATCAAACGGTGATGGCATAGCGTTTAGAGGCGAATACTTTTACAATAACACAAGTAATGTTATACGATGCTACAAGGCCAAGACGCGAGGCGATAAACGAATTAGTATATCTGGCCTCAACAAACATACGAAAGCTGGTGATGTTATTGGCATCTTTAAAAGATTAAATGAGGAGAAATATCACAACAGGTCAGATTGGTCTATCGTCAAACTATCTGCTTGGGAAGACTATGAAATGGATGATCTAAAGTGTGTATTAGTACACGATGGCCTAGTTAAAAATGACATTAACTAAAAGACAGATACAACAACAGATAGAATATAATTCTATTATGGAATTTATCTGGCACTCTGCCAAGGCTAACCCTAAATGGTCTATGCAAACTGCACAACTAATAGCAGATATGCATGGGCTGGATGTAAAGAAGGTGTATAGTCTTGGCAAACAGGCCAAATATAAATCTAATTATAAGGCAGTAGATTGGGGTATCTCAGAAGTAAAAGTAAGACAGTAGTATCTAAAAACTATTTGACTTTCAACCAATATTGTGATATAACAATCTTTAATTAAAACACAAACAAGTAAGGATACAAATTCATGCGTATAAAACTAAAAAGTTTTCCTACTTTTAAAGTAGTTTATAAAAAACAATATGGCGGTACTGTAGAAGTGCTACCATCTTATGAGACAACCCCCCGTAAAGCATACGATAGTATACTTCGTACTTATCCTAAAGGATATGTAGTAGGGGTTATCCAAGACCACCGCTTCGTGGCATAACACCCAATAAAACTTCAACAAAACGACAAAGCAAATAGAGTTTATATAGGAGGTGTTATGTTTGTTGGTTGGTCAAACCAAATGCAGAGCGAATATGAGGTGGTTCAGATCCCATACTCTGCAACAAAAAACTGGATACTCAATATCCATTATGCGAAAAGAATGCCTAGCATTAGCTTCGCGTATGGCTTGTATCATTATGATGAAATGGTAGGCATGGTATCTTATGGCACACCAGCATCGCCTTCTTTGTGTAAAGGCATATGCGGTGAGGAACATAAGCATAACGTAATTGAATTAAACAGATTAGTTTTAAAAGATAACCTACCTAATCAGGCATCGTTCTTGGTGTCTCGATCCCTAAAACTATTACCTAAACCTAGAGTTGTAGTGTCTTATGCTGACACTGCTCAAGACCATGCTGGTATTATTTATCAAGCCTGTAACTTCCTATTTACTGGCACAACAAAAGCCCGTACAGATATAGCAGGTAAAGATGGTAGGCACTCGCGTCATCATCTAGGCGATAGACAAAACAGAATTAATAGATCAGCGAAACACCGCTACGTATATTTTATCGGATCAAAGAAAGATAAAAAGACGTTGCGTAATGCGCTTCGATATACTATTGAAGACACTTATCCAAAACTTTATCAGGAGTAAAAATGTTAGACTTTAACAAATACCAAATCGAAACCCGTAAGACCAAGATCTACAGTGACGATATCATTTACCCCTCACTAGGTTTATCTGGCGAAGTGGGCGAACTAATGAACCAGATTAAAAAAATATACCGTGATGATAACGGGAAAATAAGTATGGTACGAAAGACTGATCTTAAAAAAGAAATAGGTGATGTTCTTTGGTATCTAGCCCGTGTTGCTGACGATCTTGATATAGATCTAACTGAGGCTGTAGAAATTAATTTAGATAAGTTAAACTCTCGCATGGATCGCGGTAAGATAGGTGGAAGCGGAGATAACAGGTAATGCTTGAAGCTACAGTCCTAGCATTCGGTGCATCCATAACCTGTCTGGCACAAGCAATATACTTTGAGGCTAGGGATCAACCTACCGTAGGTCAGATGGCTGTCGCACAAGTGGTCTTGAACCGTACCCATGATAGCCGTTGGCCTAACACTGTGTGCGGTGTGGTAAAAGAGGGGCCTACGTATAGCTGGAAACAAAACTATCCAGTGAAGCATCGTTGCCAATTTTCATTCTACTGTGATGGCTTATCAGATGTACCAAAAGATAAAAGATCCTGGAATAAAGCTATACGTATAGCAGAGGAGGTTCACTATACGTATGGTCTGTCTATTCCTTTACTTGACGGGGCAGTATTTTATCACTCTATTAATGTAGATCCCCAATGGAATAGGCAGTATCTTATTCAGATAGAGGATCATATATTTTACAAATGAATATTGACTTCGATGACATACGATCTGGCGAAAGCAAAAGGGGTAGTTGCCCCAAGTGCCATCGTCACAATACCTTTACTTTAAGTAGAGAAGGCAGTACCATTAAATGGAATTGCTACTCTGCATCATGTAACTATAGCGGTGTAAAACACAATTCAAGTATGTCACTTGAAGACATTAGATTTAATTATCAACAACAACGAAACAAAATGAAGGGAACACAAAATGTCAGAACCACTGATGTCAATCGTCTGGGTTATTCTAATATTTGTAGCGATTTTCTAGACACTTATTGTATAAACAATATAGGTATCCCCGTTCTATATGATGCATTAGAAAGACGGGTAGCGTTTATGATCCAGAAATATGGCGAAAATGTGGACGCTATTGGTAGGGCGTTGGACGTTTGGCGAAAGCCCAAATGGAAAAGATATAGTGACATCGACAGTGCGATTGTTGTACCGTTTGATGCCCCACCAAAACCTAATCTAATTATAGTAGAGGATATTATATCGGCATGGAAAGCAGTAACATATTTAAAAGATACAGATGCTATGCCATTGCTAGGCACATCGTTATCTACTAACAATCTAAATAAGATATGGGATACATACAAGAATGTAACTATCGCTCTTGATAAAGATGCAACGGATAAAGCTATACAAATGTCTAGGCGAATATTCGTTGGCGTTGACAAGTGTAAGGTAGTTGCATTAGAACTAGACATTAAAGATATGGCTATAGAGGAAATACAAAATGTTGGAACTAGTCAAGGCACTATGCAACAAAGAAATATATGAGCAGATCGGACGAAACGTACCCGTTACTGCTTTTGAAAAAGAACCTAAACGAATTGTAGAGACAATTATATCCGCGCAGGATGCGTATGATAATTCAATTAACTTATCTGAATTAGAAAATTTATTCTTCAGTAACAATAACTCACTAACAAAAGCACAAGAGGATAGTTATAAACTTCTCTTTGCCAAGATGAAACAGTCGGAGGATATATCTGTCGATGTAGCCAAGGACGTTATGCATAATCTGTGGCGTATAGAAATTGGTAGGCGAGTATCTGAGATAGGCTATGCCCTGACAGAGGGTGATGAGAATAGCCTAGATAGTTTATCTAAACTAATAGATGACTATGCCTCTGGCTTTGTTACGGATGCATCCCCCTTCTCAGGTATAGATTTAGATCCACAAAAATTAATTGACTCCATGAACGTGCAAACTAAATGGGCATTTAATGTGTCTTCCCTTGCGGAGAGGGTGTCGGGTGTATCAGCAGGACACTTCATAGTGATAGGCTCTAGACCAGAAACGGGAAAGACCTCTAGCCATGCATCGTTTGCGATGGGGCCGTATGGTTGGATAGAGCAAGGGGCAAAGGTACACGTACTTTGTAATGAGGAACCTGCCAACAGGGTAGCACTGAGGTATCTAAGTTCGGCTACAAATAGATCAGAAGAAGAACTACTAGGGGGTGGCGGTAGTCTAATCAATGGCGAATGGAAAAAGGATAATTTATTTATAGATAGGATAGAGGAGTCGTACGGTATAGATGGTATCGAAGCCCACCTAAAAGAACATAGGCCAGACATACTTGTTATAGATATGTTAGACAAGGTAACATTGCCTGATAGCAAACACATAACTGCTCAACATGAAAAGCTACGTGAGATATACAGACGCACTAGGGATCTAGCTACAAGGTATGAGTGTGCTATCTTTGGGTACTCCCAACTGTCAGCAGATGCAGAGGGCAGGGTAAATCTTAATCTATCTATGATGGAAAACAGTAGAACAGGTAAGGCAGCTGAAGCTGATCTTATGATACTGATTGGCAAGTATGCTATGATAGAAGGAGCAGATGAGGGTGATCCCCGTAGAGTATTCAACATAGCTAAGAATAAAATTAGCGGTTGGCATGGACAAATAAATGTAATGTTAGATGGAAGAGTTGCGAGGTATGATGACTAAAAGATTAGTAGTAGATATAGAAAATAGTGTCACAAGAAAAGAAAACATAATAGATAACAAGCCTCACAATAAAAATAATGATTTAGTTTCTATTGGTATACTAGACGTAGACACGGGCGAAGAAGATTACGTGGCTGTTTATCATCGTGATGTTTCACATGGAACAAATAGAAGAAATGAGGTCAAGCATAAAATACAGAATGCTGACATCCTTATAGGACACAATATAAAGTATGACCTACAATGGCTATGGTCAGTTGGCATTGCATATGACGGTGACATATATGATACTATGATAGGTGAATACATACTGGCTAGAGGAGAGAGGATGAGTATGTCTCTTAGTGCCTGTTGTGAGAGGCGAGACTTAGCCAATAAAAAATCTGACATAACCAAAGAGTATTGGGATAAGGGGATAGGGTATGAGGCCATGCCTTGGGAGATTGTAGAGGAGTATGGCAGAGCAGACATTCGTGCTACAAAAGATTTGTATCTGGCTCAGATAAAAGATCTAGAGAACACTACGCTTATGCCTACAGTAAATCTAAGTAATAAAATGTGTATGTGCCTGTCTGAGATGGAGTATGGTGGGTTGGCTATAGATGAGGCGAAGCTAGATTACGTTGAGTTCAATTATCGTATAGAAAAAAAGGAACTGATACGTAGGCTACAGGAATTAGTACACAGTTACATGGGTGATACGCCTATTAATCTTAGTAGTCCAGAGCAGGTATCCTCTATGATATTCTCTTACACTCCAAGGGATAAAAAGAGCCACGCTATAATGTATCAGTTGGACAGCCCGTTTAGACCCAGGATAAGCACAGATAAATTTAGGAGGCTTGTTCGCAGTGGCTGTAAAAAGGTAATGAAAACAGTAGCTTCTGTGTGCAAAACGTGTAACGGAACAGGTAAAGTACACAAGATAAAAAAAGATGGTACTCCCTTTTCAAGAGCGCACACCTGCCATGAGTGCGGTGGTGCAGGTATGAGATATATGGAAACAGGTGATGTCGGTGGTCTAAAGATATTCCCACCCGATAGTACATGGGTAACTGCTAACGGATTTAGCACAGATAAAAATAGACTACGGGTTCTAGCTAAACAACTTAGATCTTTAAACGCCGACAAACATTCAGATGCTATTGAGTTCTTGGAAAAGGTTGAGCGTCTTGGTGCTGTTGAGACATACCTATCTGCGTTTGTAGAGGGCATCAAAAAAAGACTGATAGGTAATATGCTATACGCTGACTTTAATCAGTGTCGTACAGCTACGGGTAGGCTATCGTCCTCCTCACCTAATATGCAGAATATGCCACGGGGTAATACGTTTCCTGTCAAAGAGGCATTCGTGTCTAGATATGGCGAAGGTGGCACACTGTTTGAGTTTGACTTTGCACAACTGGAGTTTAGGGTAGCTGCATTCTTATCTGCCGATCAGACAGCCATACAAGAAATAGAAACAGGCTTTGATGTTCACACATATACAGCAGACTATTTAACCAACAACGGTCAGCCTACGTCTAGACAAGAGGCCAAGGGTAGGACGTTTGCCCCACTGTATGGGGCCATGAGTGGCACAACTGCTGAGAAAGCATACAACTTACACTTCATTGACAAATACTCTGGTATAAAAAAATGGCATCAAAGTTTACAGACAGAGGCTATTAAGAATAAGTGTATTACGTTGCCAACAGGTAGGCAGTTTGCATTTCCCCATGCTAAAAGAACTAAGACAGGGGGTGCAACAGGAGCTACAAAGATAAAGAACTATCCTGTACAGGCACTAGCTACGGCAGACATTGTTCCATTATGTCTGGTCGCATTAAGAGAGGAGCTACAAAAAAATAAATTAAGAACTACAATAGTAAATACGGTACATGACAGTGTGTTACTTGATTGTCCGAATGAAGAAATAGATAGGGTTGAAGAACTTGTAGAGAATATATTATCTCCTAGTTCAACTAAGAACCGCATTCATTTATACTACAATATAAACATGGATGTACCTCTACCTATCGATACTAAAACAGGAAGCAATTGGCTAAATATGTCTTGACAAAACAGGTAGTTTTAAGTATAACTGAAGGTCTTGTCTTGAGACAAAGAAAGGAAAAAAAATGACTGGAACACAAGAAATAGTAAAGCAAGAAAACTCTGTTGTATTGGCAGAACTAGCAAAAAGTTTTGGTGAAACTGGAGGTGAGTCTACCTCTTCTAGTTCTCTTGCTAGACTACGGATAGAGAGAGAAAACCTTGAGGATAGTAATGGAGATATCATATGTCCTTCTGGTTATTTTTCTGTGTCTACAGAAGATGGTAAAGTGTATGCAAAAGAAGTATCTTTCAGATATTATGAGCATCGTTACAGATATAAAAGATATGATGCGTATGCGGAGCGTACCACTAAAGATGGTGACAAAGTACAGGGATCATACATACACTCTGTACTAGTTAAAGGGCCACGCGATGAAGCCCCATCAGACGATGGTGACTTCCAGTGTGGTAGACCCCTTGAATATATTAAAGATTGGAAGTCTCTTAGCAAAGATAGGCAAGAGTTTTTACGATCTTGTAGGTTAATGATTATCTTTTATGGCGAAGCAACTATGAAAGGTGTCAATGAAGAGGGTAAAAAAACAGAAGTTACTTTACCTGTAGAAATAGAACTATCAGGTAAGACCTCTGGTAAAACTTTATCTAAATTTTTCTTAGATATGGTTTCAAAAAAACGTGTTCTTCCTAACTCTAGAGTAGTACAAATGAAGAGTAAGAAAGTATCTGGTGGTGTCACGTACTATGATATAGATATATCTGTTACGGATGATACTTCCTACCCCATGAACGATGATACTGTAGAACTCTTTGGTAAGTTTCACGATCACATAGCTCAAATTAATAAATGGGTTATGGAGAAACATACAACATCAAGTGGTGCGTCAGGGTCTGATGGTGATGATGACTTTATAAATCTTGATGAGGATGCTGCTTAATGGATTTGAAGTTAGCGAGGGTTATTAGTTGGCTTCAAAAGAATATGGATGGGGAGGTGTCCATGACAGAGGACACTATCTCCACCGTATGTAATGATGTAGCTGACGCATTACGTAAGCAGTTTGCTTCTTCAACAAATAGAAGAGAATTTAAAGTAAGACCATCTAATCTTGGTAGGCCCTTGTGCCAATTGCAGATGGAAAAGAAAGGGGAAAAAGGAGTAGCGTTTTCATATAATTTTTTACTACGAATGATATTAGGAGATATAGTAGAAGCGGTACTAAAGGGAGTTATAAAAGAAACTAACCTAGAAGGATATAAATCTTCTCAAAATCTCACTACTAAAATAGGTGAGCATACAGTAACAGGAGAGGCAGATTTATCTTTTGATGATGGCAGAATTGATGACATAAAATCTACTTCAGACTTTGCTTTTAGAAATAAATTTGTCAGTTGGAATGCATTGAAAGAAAAGGATTCTTTTGGATACGTAACACAGTTACACGTATACGCTTCAGCTACTGGCAAACCTGCTGGTGGTATATGGGCAATGAACATAACTACTGGTGAACTTAACAGAATAGAAAGCACGGATACTAAAGAAGAAGTATCTAGCATTTTAAAAGAAGCAGAGAAGAAGATAGATGCATTAGTTTCAGATGCACCCTTTGAAAGGTGCTTTGAAGATGAGCCAGAAACATTTAACAGAGTGCTTACTGGAAACAGAAAACTTGGTATGGAATGTTCTTGGTGTAAATATAGATTTGCTTGTTGGCCTAATATGCAAGAGAGGGAGTCAGTATTCTCTAAGGCTAAGAGCAAACCTATGGTAGCATACACACAGTTAAACTCTATGGGAGAGGAAGCAGCGTGATTATGCAAAGTAAATTTGGTTTAACTACTTATGGTTGCATACAACTATAAAATAGCACATGGTTTTAGATCTGGTTTAGAAGAAAGAGTATGTGAACAACTAGCTTTTTTAAATATACTAGACTGTTATGAAATAAAAAAAATATCTTTTGTTCAACCAGAAAAAAACAGAAACTATACGCCTGATTTTTGGTTACCTAATAATATAATAGTAGAAACAAAAGGGGTGTTTACTGTTCAAGATAGACAGAAACATCTATGGATAAAAGAACAGTACCCTGATTTAGATCTACGATTTGTATTTTCTAATTCTAAAAACAAATTAAGAAAAGGTAGCAAGACTACTTACGCAGATTGGTGCAACAAACATGGTTTTAAATTTGCCGATCAGCTTATACCTGAAGAATGGATAAACGAAAAAACGAGAGGCAAAAATAAAAATGTTAGAAGATGACGTAAACCTACCAAAGGACTATGCTTGTCTGTTAATAAAAGTAGAGAACGATGATGAGTATGGTGTGTCTTGTAGATTTTATCCTGTTATTCATGCGTCTTTACTTGATACCCCAGAGGTAGAAGGTATAATAACAGATATGTTAAAGATACTGTGCATACTACCCTCTTTAGATACATCATATGTAGAACATATGTTAAGTAAATACTATGATAAATATGAAGAAATTAAAGACGAAGCACCAGACGAAGATGTATTTTTTCCTTTCAATGATAAACCTATAACAAAACACTAGGACACATACATGAAAAAAGATATGGTAAACAACCCACCGCATTATAATCAGAGTGGGATAGAATGCATAGATGCAATAGAAGCTGCACTACTACCTAATTTTAAATATTACCTGCAAGGCAACATACTGAAGTATCTT